ATTAGTGTTGCTGGTACTTATGGCGCACTTCCATCTACTTTCACCACGGGCGCTGCGCTCATTGAGAACGCAGACGTTCCGCTTGTGATTCTTGGTACTTAATCCACCTCTCGCCCCTAGGCTTAAAACGTCTTGGGGCATCCCTTACTGATTGGGTTAAATCAGGCAACTCTTAGGAGATACCTTTATGGGCGCTGGCAGACCATCCGAATACGACCCTACATACCCTGAAAAGCTATTAGAGTACTTTAAGGATGAAGGAAGATTCCCCACTATAGAGGGGTTTTGCGCTAAGCACTTGATAAGCAGACAGTCTTTCCATAGATGGGTAAAAGAACATCAAGAATTAAGTGACACTTATGAAAGTGCCAAGCAATTACAGAAGGATAGGCTAGTAATTGGAGCGCTTGATAGAACATACGATAGCAGCTTTAGTAAGTTCCTTGCAATTAACTGCATGGGGATGAGAGAGAGCCAAGACGTAAACGTTGGCGGACAGCCTGAGAATCCAGTTAAGGTTGATGCCACTATTCAGATATTGCCTGTAAAGCCTAATGCAGATTCAGCTACCTGAAAGGATAGTTGAGCTTCTATTCACTCCGGCTCGCTATAAGATAGCATGGGGTGGGCGCGGTGGTGCTAAGTCATGGGGCTTTGCTAGAGCTTTATTGGCTATGGGGAGAGAGAAGCCTTTACGCATTTTGTGTGCGCGTGAGTTTCAAAAGTCTATTTCTGAATCGGTGCATAAGCTTTTAAGCGACCAGATTAAAGATTTGGGGATGGATGATTTTTATACTGTGCTGCAAGCTTCCATTAAGGGGGCTAACGGTACGGAGTTTTACTTTGCTGGCATTAAGCATAATATCAGCAACGTTAAGTCCTTTGAGGGCTTTGATATTGTTTGGGTTGAAGAAGCGGCTAACGTATCCAAGACTTCATGGGATACTTTGATTCCTACGATTCGCAAAGAGGGTTCAGAGATATGGGTTAGCTTCAACCCTGAATTAGAAGAAGATGAAACTTATCAAAGGTTTGTGATAAATCCCCCTAGAAATGCTAGGGTAATGAAAATCAATTGGTCTGATAATCCGTGGTTTCCTGATGTGTTGAGGCAGGAATTGGAGGATTTAAAGGCCAAGGATGAAGATGCTTATCTCAATGTATGGGAGGGGCATTGCAAGCAAACCTTAGAGGGGGCTGTTTATGCTAAAGAATTACGGGAAGCTACGCTGGCTAATCGGATTACTCGCGTTCCTTACGATAGTAGTAACCCTGTCCATACATTTTGGGATTTGGGCTGGAGTGATTGCACTAGCATTTGGTTTGCTCAGTCGATTGGGTTTGATTACCGAATTATAGATTTTGTTCAGGATAGGCAAAAGACTATCGCGCATTTCTTAAAGGTGATGCAGGACAAGGGATATGTTTATGGGAATGATTATCTTCCCCATGATGCCCAAAGCAAAACCTTGGCTTCTAATGGCAGAAGTATTGAGCAGCTATTAAAAGCGGCTGGACGGACAGTTAAGATAGTGCCTAAGCTTGGCATTGAAGATGGGATAAATGCCGCTAGAACGGTATTTCCCAATTGCTTCTTTGATGAAGAAAAATGCGCGGATGGTATTCATTCATTAAGGCGTTATCGGTATGAGGTTGACCCTGATACGGGGATGTTTAGCCGAAAGCCTGTGCATGATGATTATTCACATGGCGCGGATGCGTTTAGATATTTAGCGGTGAGCCTAAGCAAGCCCAAGGATAAGACACCGCTTAATCTGCCAAAGATTAGAAACCTATCAGTAGGTAACACGGGATGGATGGGAAATTAAGAACAATTGAGGAGTGGGTTAGTCACTTCCGCAAAGTACCTGCCACACAAGAAGATATTATGACTTTACAGCGTGAGGCTGTAGAGCAATACAAACAATCGTGCCTTAATCCTAAGAACGCAGCTAGGGCGGAGAGGATTAGGGGTGCAATAAGAGGTTCAACGAATGAGCTTGGATGAGTTTTCAGGGTTAACGGGTGACGATAGGATTATAGCGGAGGCTAAAAAGCGCTTCCATGCCTGTCAGGATTGGGAATCCAATTCACGCATTAACTTTATCGGCGATTTGAAGTTTGCGGATGCGGATAGTGATAACGGCTTTCAGTGGCCAGCTCCTATCATGCAGAATCGTGGTGACCGTCCGGCGTTGACGATTAACAAAACCCGCCAGCATAATTTGCAGATTATCAACGAGGCGAAGAAGAACAAGCCTTCGGTTAAAGTACGTCCAACGGGTGATGAAGCCACCTATGACGCAGCCCAAGTCTTTGAAGGTGTTATCAGGTATATCGAATATAATTCCAATGCCCAAGTGGCCTATGATACGGCTACGTCATTTCAGGTAAAGGGCGGCATTGGTTATTGGCGTGTTCTGACTGACTACGCTCACGATGATACGTTTGACCAAGAGATTTTCATTAAGCGGATTAAAAACCCCTTAACGGTGTATTTAGACCCCGATATTAACGAAAAGGACGGTTCGGACGCGAAGTTTGCCTTTATCTTTGAGGATTTGCCCAAGAGCGAGTTTAAAGAAAAGTATCCTCAATACGAGGAGTATGCGAATCAGTCTGCTTTAGGCAATAAAGACGGTTGGTTACAGAAAGACCATGTAAGGGTTGCGGAGTATTACCGTTGTATTGAGAAGAAAGACACATTGATTGCCTTTCCTGACCCTGAAACGGGTGAGAATATCATCGTTAGAAAGAGCAAGATTGATAAGCGGATTTTAGACTTTATTCCCGCTGAAGATATTAAGAAGCGAAAGATTATTGATTATTCTATCGAGCATTATTTGATTATTGGCGAGAAGATTGCCGAAAAGAAGGATTGGCTTGGTAGGTATATTCCGATTGTGCGCCTGATTGGTGAGGAAACCGTCATTGATGGCGTAATGGACAGAATTGGACACACAAGGGGCTTAAAAGACCCACAAAGGATGTATAACTACAATGCGTCTGCTGCTGTGGAATACGGTGCTTTGCAGAGTAAAAGCCCTTATGTTGCACCTGCTGCTGCGATTGAAGGCTATGAAACCTACTGGGCTAGCGCGAATACTGAAAACTATTCTATTCTGCCGTATAATCACATTGATGATGATGGCAATCCTATTCCTGCCCCCCAAAGGCAGATGCCGCCTACTGGTGCAACGGTTTACCTTGAGGGCATGAACACGGCAGAACATCAAATGATGATGGCTTCTGGGCAATATGAGGCTTCTTTTGGTGCGCGTTCCAATGAAAAGTCTGGACGCGCTATTATGGAGCGTGACCGTCAAGGTGATGATGCGACCTATCACTTCATTGATAACTTAGGGATTGCTATTCGCTTTACGGGTAAGATTCTGATTGATTTGATTCCTAAAGTTTACGACACGCCGAGGATTATTAAAATTCTGGCTAAAGACGGTACTGAATCAAAGGTAAAATTAGACCCTCGCGCACAAGCACCATATCAGGAGATTGAAAAGGATTCACAGGAACAAGAGGTTTCTGCGATATTCAATCCCAATGTGGGTAAGTATGAAGTAGAGGCTGATATTGGGCCAGCGTATGCCACTCGTAGGCAGGAAGCATTTAACGCCTATACGCAGATTCTCTCGCAAAATAGCGACCTTATGCCGATTATTGGTGACTTGCTGTTTAAGAATGGCGACTTCCCTGGTGCGGATGAAATTGCAGAGCGCTTGGCAAGAATGGTTCCCCCACAAGCTAAGGGTGATGGGCCGAGTCCTACCGAACAAAAGCTTATGGAAGCGAATCAGCTATTGCAAGATGGTATTCAGAAGCTTCTGCAAGACTTGGCAGAGGAAAGGCTTAAAGTTAAGCAGAAAGATGACCAAGCTAATACGGATGCTTACAAGGCAATTACAGACCGCCTTGACGTTATCGCAAAGCATTTTGAGGTTACGGCTAAAGATAAGTCTAAAATGCTGCATGATTTAATGGTTGAAGAAAATAGGGTTAATCTTTCTACGGAGCAAGTTAATGCACCAAGTATCGCCTAAGCACCAAGGGGTAATGATTCATGATTATATCCGTGAGGTAGCCAAGACGATTGCGGGTGAATATTACGAGGTCGCAGCGAAGAACAACGATT